AAAATTTAATACTAAAAACGGAGCGTTAACAAATGCAGAAGTAAATTTAACAACTGATGAGATAGGTTTTCAAGGTACAGGATATAGAAACGTAAGGCTTCAAATAACGACTGCAAGTACACAACCTTATGATATATTAGTTTATAAAAATAATGCGTTACACGGAAGTTATGCAGGTGTAATAGGTAATAGTAACGACATATTTATTAATGAATTTATCACTACTCAAAGCATAAACGATAAATTTACTTTAGCTATTCAAGGACAAGCGGGAATGTCGTTTACAAGTTTGCTAACTTATACACGTGGTTTTGGAAGTAGTGCAGTAAGTTATACCGCAAGTGGTACAAGTCAAACAATAGGTAGCACAATCGATATTGGCGGTTATGCACCTGACTTAAAATTGATTGATTTAATTACGGGACTTATCAAAATGTTTAACCTTGTTATAATTCCGCAAGATGAAACAACTTACGAGTTAATTCCGTTAGAATTATATTACAATGATGGGCGTTATAATGATATTTCAGCAAATGTAATAACTGATGAAATTGATTTAAAAAAGACTTCGATGTATAAAAATATTAATTTCAAGTATCAAACTTCGGAAAATATATTAAATACAAAGTTTAACGACTTGTTTTTATCAACTCGAAACTTTGCTTATGGTGATTTGGCTTATGAGCAAATTGATAGTTTAGAAAGTTCAACTTTTAGCGTAGAGTTACCTTTTGAAAATGCTATGTATGAACGTAAATCAAATAGTAACTTTCAAACAATTACTTTTAAAAAATCTGATTTATCTAATTACATACCGAAACCTTTATTGATGTATGATAATGGGGTTCAGACAGTAACTCCAAATATTAAAATAGATTTAAATACTGGAAGTTATAGCACAATAGTTCAATACAGAAGATTCTCAAACGATTATAGTAACGGAACTATTTTAACTTTAAATTGGGGTGAAGAAATATCAACGTGGTTTTTGTCAAACGTATCGAATGGACTTTATAAAAGACACTACGAAAACTATTTAGGTAATATATTCAATATCAAAAGTAGATTAGTTATTGTAAAATGCTATTTTAACCCTGTTGAGTTAATCGATATTAAATTAAACGATAGAATTATTATAAGGGATAAAAAGTACACTATAAACAAACTAACAACGGATTTAACAAGTGGAGAAACTACTTTAGAATTGTTAACTGATTATCGTAGTGGCGAAGTACCGATAGGAAACAGATTTGCTTTTGAACCATTTTACGAAGTTGATAATCGAGAGCAAACTATTGAGGTATTATTATTACGTAATGTAAGTCCCGTTATTTCGTTACAAGCGTCACTTTATGGGTGGATTGATTACATACCTACGGACTATTATAACGACACAACGATACGAGTAGATATATCACAAAATACAACAGGTTCACAACGTATAGGATATATTACAGGAAAATGGGAAGATGAATTAGGAACAATAAACGACATAGAAATACCAATTATACAAAATGCTTAAACTAATAATCGAAATGATTGAATTCCAAAAGTTGGGAACAAGCGAAGCGGTCGACATCGCAAAAGGAAAATATAAAATACCAAGTAACCTACAAGAATTTAAAAACCAAGTAAAATGGCAATTACAAAAACGATAGAAATTGATGTTAACACGCTCCAAGCAGTAGGCGGTTTAGATAATTTAGATAAGGCTTTAAAGCAAGTTGATAAATCAGCTAAAAGCGTTGATGCGTCTTTTGAGGAAGTTTACGGGGATTTAAAACCTTTGACTGCTCGAATGGGTGAAGCAGAAGATAGACTTTATGAATTAGCTTTAGCAGGTCAATCAGCAAGTCAGGAGTATAAAGATTTACTCGCGTCTGTTGGTAATTATCGTAAAGTGCAAATGCAAACAGATATGGTTGTTGATGCAGCAGCAACTACATTCGATACAAAATTAGGCGGAGCATTACAAGGTGCTACTTCTGCTTTTGCAGGTGTACAAGGTGCAATGGCTTTAGCAGGTGGTGAAAGTCAAAAACTTGAAGAGGCATTAATAAAAGTTAATGGAGCAATGGCACTTGCTGAAGGTGTGCGTGGTATTCGTGAAGGTATGGTAGCTTTTAGAGCATTAGGTGTTTCTGCTAAATTAGCACTTGCAGGTATTAGAACGGGTATAGCTGCTACGGGTATAGGTCTTTTAGTTTTAGCTTTAGGAGCAGTTGTAGCTTATTGGGATGACATAAAAGGGGCGGTTAGTGGTGTAAGTAGTGAACAAGAAAAACTTAATAAATTAGCAGAAACAAATTTAACTGCTGAACAAGGCAAACTTGATGCAATAGGTGGGCAAGAAAATATTTTAAAGTTACAAGGTAAATCTGAAAAGGATATTTTAAAATTAAAGATTGCTCAAACAGACCAAGTAATAAAAGCAACTGAAAATCAAATTGCTCAAAATAAAATAACTGCTGATGCACAAATAGCAGCGTCGCAAAGAAACAAAGATATTCTTACGGGTATTATTAGATTTATTCAAACGCCTTTAACATTATTATTAGAGGGAGTTGATGCAGTAGGTAAAGCATTAGGACAAGATTTTGGACTTGCACAAGGTTTTACTGATTTAATTGATAAGGGTACAAGTCTAATTTTCGACCCTGTAGCGGAAAGAAAAAAAGCGGATGAAGTTCAGAAAGAAGCTAAAAAAGGTTTAGAAAAATTAAAGAACGATAGAGCAGGTTTACAATTATCTTTAAATAATATTGACGCACAAGCAGCTAAAGATGCAACTGCAAAACAAGATGAAAAGAATAAAAAAGCTGCCGAAGATAAACAAAAAGAACTTGAAGAATTAAAAAAGCAAAAAGATGCAGTTAAGCAAATTGAAGAAAACAATTTAAAAGCAATTGAAGATTTAAAAGCTAAATCCGAAACTCAAAAAGTAGCACTTCAAAAATCAAGAGAATTAGCTGAACTTGATGCATTAAAATTATCATTAGAAGAAAAAGCAAAAGCACGTTTAGCAATTGAAGAAAAATATAAGATATTAGAAAGTGAAGCTAAACTAAAAGATGATGAAACTGAAAAAGCTGAAAAACAAAAAAAGTTAGATGAAGATAAAAAAAATGCTGAAGAACAAATAGCAATAGACCAAGCAGTAGCAGATGCAAAGTTATCAATTCAAAATCAACAATTAGATAATGTAACCGCAGGAATTGGACTTTTAAAAGGTTTATTTGAAAAAAACAAAGCAATTCAAAAAGGTTTATTAATAGCTGAAAATGCAGCAGGTATAGCAAAAATTATCATTAATACTATGGCAGGTAATGCTAAAACAGTTGCTACAATGGGAGTTATTCCTGCTGCTCCTTTTGTAGCTGCTAATAATATAGGTGCAGGAATAAGTATTGCAACATCAATAGCTGCAACTGCAAAAGGTTTAGCTGCTTTAGGAGGCGGTGGTGCAGGAGGCGGTGGTTCTCAAAATTTACCAAATGCAAATGGAGGAGCACCCGCACCAAGTTTTAACGTTGTAGGTAATAGCGGAGTAAATCAAATTGCTCAAACGTTAGGAAATCAGCAACCTGTTCAGGCTTACGTGGTAGCAAACAATGTAACAACTGCACAAAGTTTAGATAGAAACATAGTTGCAAACGCAAGTTTAGGATAAGGTTATAGCCTTAAAATAAAAATAAAAATTAAGGTTATAGACTTAAAACAAAAAAGCCATCCGTTAAGGGTGGCTTTAATGATTAATAACAAAAAAATTTAAACTATGAAAAAACTCAAAGCACAAATATAACAAAAAATATTAATTGTTGTTTTTAAATAAAGAAAAAAATGAATTTAATCGAATTAATTATAGACGATAAAGATGAGTTAAGCGGAGTAGATGCTATTTCAGTAGTTGAAACTCCTGCAATCGAGTCTAATTTCGTAGCGTTAAAGTCAGAAGAAATAAAGCTTGCGGAAGTAAGTAATGAAAAAAGAATCTTAATGGGTGCGGTTTTAATTCCTGAAAAACCTATTTACCGACGCAATGGAGAAGATGAATATTACATTTACTTTTCAAAAGATACAGTAAACAAAGCGAGTCAATTATTCTTTAAAAATGGTAACCAAAACAATTGGACTTTAGAACACGGAAAAGAAATAAAAGGATTGACAGTTGTTGAAAGTTGGATTGTAGAAGATAACGCAAAGGATAAGTCCGCTATTTATAATTTAAGTGTTCCTGTTGGTACATGGATGGCTTCGGTAAAAGTTGAAGATGAAACTATTTGGAATGACTATGTTAAAACGGGTAAAGTAAAAGGTTTTTCTTTAGAGGGTTACTTTGCTGATAAGTTAGAAGAAAAGAAACAACTTTCTAAACAAGAAACAATTATTGAACAATTAAAACAATTAATAAATGAGCACGAAAACAAAAAGTAAAACAAGTCCTAAAGGTGGCAAGCGTGGTTGTCTATGTGATGACGGCACTTATAACAAAGAATGTTGCAATGGTAATTTACAAAATCAAGGCATTGGTAAAACAAGCGGAGTTGATAATGTAACCATTACAGAAAACAACGGAACAAGAGTAATAACAAGAGTAAACGGATAAAAATACAACAACATTAAACAAACCTTGTTTTTAAATAAATTAATATTAATATGTCAAACGTACTAACAGAAATCAAAAAGCTTTTAGGGATGCAAATCCAATTAGAGCAAATGACTTTAGACAATGGTACTGTTATCGAAGCAGAAATCTTCGAAGCAGGTCAGCCTGTGTTTATCGTTAATGGTGAAGATAGAGTTGCCTTGCCAGTAGGTGAGTATATTCTTGATAACGGAATGATTTTAGTTGTTGCAGTTGAGGGTGAAATTGCTGAAATCAAAGAAGCTGCACCTACACAAGAGGAAACTCCTGAAGTAGAAGTAGAAGTTGAACAAGCAGCTGAACCTACTGCACCTAAAAAGGTAATTGAATCAACAGTTAAAGAATCACACTTCTCAAAAGAAATTGAAGATTTAAAAGCTGAAATTGAATCTTTAAAAACAGAATTAGCAAAACAAACGGAAGTTAAAGAAGTAGTTGAATTATCAGCTGAACCATTAACACACAATCCTGATGCTAAACAAAACGTTGAAAAAATACTTTTCTCTCAAGGTAGAGAAATGACAACTTTCGACAGAGTAATGAGTAAAATCGCAAACTAATTAAATAAAAAAAAATGCCGACTACAACAAGTATCACAACAACCTATGCAGGTGAGTTTTCAAAGAAATACATATCTGCTGCATTATTATCGGCTACTACTATTGAGAATGGTGGTATCGAAGTAATGCCAAATGTAAAGTATAAATCAGTTATTAATAGAATTGCCACGGATGCAATTGTAAAAAATGCTACTTGTGCTTTTGACCCTACATCTACTGTAACAATTACAGAGAGAGTAATCACTCCTGAGGAGTTTCAAGTTAACCTTGAATTATGTAAAAAAGATTTCAGAAGTACATGGCAATCGATTGAAATGGGAATGTCTGCTTTTGACACTTTACCAAAATCATTTGCTGATTTCTTAATCGGACACGTTGCTGCTAAAGTTGCTGAAAAAATGGAAACTAACATTTGGAGAGGTGCAACTGCAAACGCAGGTGAATTTGACGGATTTGTTCCTTTAGCTACTGCTGATGCAACTGTTGTTGATGTGGTAGGTACAACTGTTACTGCTGCTAACGTTATCACAGAATTAGGAAAAGTAGTTGACGCTATTCCTGCTGCACTTTACGGAAAAGAAGATTTATATATCTACGTTTCTCAAAATGTTGCTCGTGCTTATGTTCGTGCTTTAGGTGGCTTCGGTGCTTCAGGTTTAGGAGCAAACGGAACTAACGCAATGGGTACACAATGGTTTAATAATGGTTCATTATCTTTTGATGGTGTTAAAATCTTTGTTGCAAACGGATTAGCTTCTAACTATATGATGGCTGCTCAAAAATCAAACTTATATATCGGAACAGGTTTATTATCAGACCAAAATGAAGTAAGAGTAATTGACCAAGCAGAAGTAACAGGAGCACAAACTGTAAACGTAATTATGAGATTTACTGCAGCGGTTCAATAT